GGCCGCGCAGGAAGCGAAGGGTCGCGGGCCGCTTGACGCCATCCTTCTCGCTGTAGTAACCGCAGGCGACAGCGGCTTCGCCTTCGGTGACGCCATCATTGGCGAGGCTTTGGGCCATCGCGGCGAGTTCGGATCCGGTGAGAGTTTCCACTTGTGAGTTGGTTGTGGTGGATTGCCTGATAATCCTACACCATCAACTGCCGATAAGGTCAATCCCCCGGAAGTCTTCCGCCCCTCCCGGATCGTGATAGGCTGGAGCAGTCTTCTCTACTTGCAATGAGCACCGCAGCAACCGAACCCGTGGTTCCACAGGGCGAGTCCGCGACTCCCCCGGCTGCAACTCCCGTAGGGGCCGTTCCGCCAAATAGCCCTGATGTCGTCAAGCTGCAGCAGAAGCTGGATCTTGTCATGCAAGACCGGCAGAAGCAAGGCGAGACCAACGACGCACTCAACACGCGCCTGCGCGAGCTGACGGCAGAGTTGAACGCCATCAAGGACGAGGCCAAGAAGGGGAAGACGAAATCGCTGGAGCAGTCAGGCGACTATCCGGCTCTCGTGCAACAGCTCAAGGACGATCTCAAGGCGGCTCAGGACGCCATCACGGCCAAGAACGACGAGATCACGGCACTCAAGGGCGAAGTCGAAACGGTGAAATCCACCGTGGCGAAAAAGCAGTTTGAGCAGTCGAGCCTGGAGCAGATCCAGGCCGTCGAAGGGGTCATCAACGCCAAGCAGATCCTGAAACTGCTTGAGGTGGAAGGCAAGATCAGGGATAAGGAAGGCAGGCCGGTGGTGCTCAACGGGGGCGTCGAGCAATCGCTGGCTGAGTTCATCCCATCCCTGAAGCAGCCGGGCAGCGGATACGAGCATTTCTTCACCGCAGGCGGGGCCTCCGGGATGGGTGCGACGAATACCGCAGTCGGCAGCACGAACACACCGCCGAGCGACAACCCCTACATCACCGGCAATCTCACCATGCAGATTGCCCTAGAGACACGAGAGCCGGAGAAGGCGAAGATTCTCCAGGCAGAAGCTAACCGGCAGTTAGCCGCGAAGCGATAACATCCAACATCGCTTTTAAGCCATCATGGCACTTCAGAACATTGGGGATTTTTCAACCCCCACTCCCGTAGCCATTGGTTCGCGTGGCACCCCCAACTGGGGATCCACCTTCCTCGGCGACCTGATCAACAACGAGCGGTTCAAAGCCGCTGTCTATCAGGAGATCTACAACCAGTTCGCGTTCGCCAGCTCCGGCATCGTCGCGCCGGATTCCAGCATCGATGTCTCCGAAGGTGGCATCAGCACGACCCTTCCGATGGTGCTCCCGTTCGAGCCTTTTGAGGAAGTGATCGAGTCGAACGACACCTGGGGCTCCTCGGGCGCCGGCCACCTGACCCCTCAAAAGGTCAACGCGAAGACGATGGTGTTCCCGGTCATGCACCGTGGCTTCCTCGTCGGCGCGGACAAGCTGGCCAAGCTCGGTTCCGGCATCGACCCGCTCGGCGCCGCTGCCCAGTACCTGGGCGCAGGTCTTGCCTCCCACAAGAGCGCAACCCTGATCACGATGCTCAATGGCTTCTTCGCTTCCGGCGGCCCGCTGGTGGCCAACAAGCTGGACGTGACCCGCACCGGCGCCGGCACCTCCACCGACGCCAACTTCCTGACGGCCTCCAATGTCGTCAAGGCGAAGAACAAGCTGGGTGAGCGCAAGCGGACGCTCAGGAAGATCGCCATGCACACCGATCTCCACAGCTATCTGGAGACCATCGGGATGCTCACCTACGCGAGCAGCAACATCGCCCTTGGCGGTGCCGTGATCCTGGGTGCCGGTGGTGTCAACATCCAGAACACGGATGTCGCCTACTTCGCCGGGATGCAGGTCGTCATCGACGACAAGCTGGCCCCCACCATCGATGCCGTCAACGGCGACAAGTACCCTGTGTACCTGTTCGCCGATGGTGTCGTTCGGATGGGCACTCAGGAGCCCCTGAACATCGACTACGGTTACAACCTGGAGTCGAAGCAGTACATGATGTCTCCCGACATCCACTACTCGCTCGGCGTCTACGGTCTGACCTACAGCGGCGCTCTCGGCAGCCCCACCAACGCCGTTCTCGGCACCGCCGCGAATTGGTCGCTGGCCTATGTGGACAGCAACGCCGCGAAGATGATCCCCATGGTTCGCCTGGTGGTCAACTGTCCGCTGGCCGTCAACCCCTGATCATTCCTGATCCGTGGTACTATCGGGGGGGCGAAAGTCCCCTTTTTTATGCCTGCGCCAACAGACAACCGTGGCCTGTTCGTCATTGATGATCTTGTCAACACCCCCTCGCATTACACGAGCGGCAATGTGGAAGTCATCGACATCATCGAACAGGCACTGCGCGAGGCCGATGACGCCGTGCTCGGCTACCTGCAGGGCCAAGCACTGAAGTACCTGCTGCGAATGTGGCTCAAGGACAGCCCCGTGCAGGACGCCAAGAAGGCCCGCTGGTACCTGAACCGCTTGATCGGGAAGCTGGAGGGAGTAGACTGAGCGCACCCCCGGCGCAGGCCCGTGCCGATCGCTGCCCTGACGCCGCCGCTGACGCTGGAGGAGGTAGACGCCTACTTCGCGGCGTCTCAGAATGCCGTGGCGTGGTCGGTCCTGAACGACCCCGAGAAGACGCTGGCGATCGAGCAGGCAACCCGGTGGATGGAGACGCTGGAGTGGAATGGCGACAAGGCCGACCCGCTACAAACGGGCAAGCTGCCCAGGGTGGGCGTGACATGCAACGGCATCGAAGCGACGGCTGACGAGCTGCCCTTCTCGGTCGGGATGGCCTTCTGCGAGCTGGCGCTGGCTCTGCACCGCAACCAAGGGGCGCTGATCCCAGCGGACGCCACGGAAGGCGCCTCCGGACTCACGAAGCAGGAGCGCATCGAAGGGGCACTGACGATTGAGTATTTCCCGCCGACCACGCGGCTGTCCAGTGGCGCCAAGGAAAGCGATCCAGCGCTGATCAAGGCGTTCCCGTGGCTCCGCGACATGTTGACCTGCTGGGTGGACTTCGGCGATAGCCGAATGATCCGCCGCTACCGAGGCTGACATGAGCAGGATCGACAAAATCTTCGGCAGAACAGCAGGAACGTTGGTTCGCAAGTACGGAATCAGCATGGTATTCGTGCGGGCTGGTGTTGCGGAATACGATAAGTACACAGGCAGAGTGGAGACAGAAACGACACGGCTGAATCTGAAGGGTATCGTTACGCCGATTCAGGCAGATGAAGTGTCGGAATTGACACAGTTGACCGACGTGAAGATCATTCCAGATCCAGACGTGATCGGCAGTGAACCGATCCAGGTTGATGACACTTTTGAGTACGACGAGAACGGTACCACGATCACGGCGAAAGTTGTGGAATCCAAGCAATTCCGTGGTGACATGGCAGTTGCTTACATCGTCATGGCGAGGCCCCAATGACACGTTTTCGGCGCAGCGGTACTGCCAAGGGCTGGGATCAGCTCGTGCCGAACGTGCGCTCGCGCCAACTCCTGCAGGCCGAGCGGGCCGCCCGACTCGTGATCCGCAACGTGACCGAGATCAGCCCGAACTACAGCGGCAGGTTCCGCACCCGCTGGACTGCGGAGCCGCTGGGGCCATCGGAGCAGCCCGCAGCCGAAGGCGGCTTTGTGCCGCGCCTGACGCCGACGCAGGCACAGACGGGCTACAGCATCCGCAACAACTCCCCCTATGCGCCGGAGGCGATGGACCTGGAGCCTGGCGTGTGGATCAGGCCGGCAACGCCGCCCGTGGGCGACATCGTGGATCAGGGCGAGCGCACGGGCGCCTTTCGGGGTGAGGTGGACAGCACCGGGCCGGGCAACGCGATCTCGACCGCTGAACGTGACTGGTATGTGAATTATGCACAGGGCGGTGAGTTTGCAGATGATGTCAAGAAGGGCGCTCAGGCGCAGATCAGGAGGCCGAAATGAGCGATTATCCGCTGCAGAAGATCCGTCGCGCCTACGAATCTGTCGTAGAAGATGCTTTGGCGGCAACGATCGGGCCGACGATCCCTGTTTACACCGATGGCGCTTACTATACGGACAAGAAGGAGAATGATGAGTTCGCGCTGATTCGCCTCAGCTTTGGCGATATGCACGAGTTGACGGTCGGCGGCATGATGGAGCGCATCATGGGATCACTGATCGTTGAGATTTTCGTCGCCAAGGGCAAGGGGCCTGGCCGGGCGCAGGATCTCGCGGAGGCCGTCCTGATCGGCCTCTCGACGCTCAACGCGACCCTGCACGAGCCCGATGCCGAGGTGGTGGCCCGCACCGGTCCGATCAGTGGCCCCCGGTTGACGCCACTCCAGAGCGCCCCGCATTTCATGGCCCGGCTGAGCTGCTCGATTCGGGCTTCCTACAAGGCTCCCTAGCCCTACAATGCACCCATGACAGTCGTTCCCGGCGAGTACAAGCTCGTGATCCCCCAGCGGGCGACCCTGGAGGAGACTTTCTGGTTGCCGTTTGATGCAACTGGCTGTGAGTTTTATGCGTCCGTGTGGACGAACGAAAAGCGCGAAAGCGTGCTGCTGAACCTTGAGGTCATCGTAGACGAAGTGCTGGTGATTGGCGAAGATCCCGAGAATCCGTTATCAGAAGAATGCAAGATTCGTGTTCGTGCTGACTGGGACGATACGAAGACCGTCACAAAGAACGGCTATTGGGATCTGCTGGTAGTGCAGACAAATGGCGATCGTGACTTCTACTTAAACGGGCCTGCAGTGCTTGATCGCAATGTGACCGAAGCGCCGCCATGACTGTCAACCCTGACGTGAAGAATGTTGTTGTCGTCAGGGCGCAGGAGCGCAATGCCGTCATCGTCAGGTCGCAGGGGCCAGAGGGCACTCGCGTTGTCCTTGCGCGAGCGCAGGAGCCTGCCGGCTCAAGGTCCGTGCGCGTGGCGATCGGTGGGCCGCAGGGGCCGAAAGGCGACACCGGCCCCCAAGGGCCGCAGGGCATTCAAGGACCGCAGGGGATTCAGGGCATCCAAGGGCCAATCGGACTGACCGGCGCCACTGGAGCAACGGGGCCGCAGGGGCCACAGGGCATCCAAGGGCTGACTGGGGCGACGGGCGCAACGGGCCCGACAGGTGCAACAGGCCCTGCCGGTCCCACTGGCGCGACCGGTCCTCAAGGGCTGACTGGAGCCACCGGAGCGACTGGCCCCACTGGGCCACAGGGACCGCCAGGCGCTGATTCCACCGTCCCAGGGCCGGCTGGTCCTACTGGAGCAACCGGGCCTGCTGGCCCGGCAGGCCCCGCCGGGCCGACCGGAGCCACAGGCGCAACTGGAGCCGCGGGTCCTGCAGGAGCAGCAGGCGCTGACGGGAAGACGGTTCGCAGCGGCAGCGGCGCCCCGAGCGGCGGCTTGGGGGTCGATGGCGACTTCTACATCGACACCACCGCAGACGCCATCTACGGGCCGAAGACGGCTGGGGCATGGGGGTCGCCCACGTCACTCGTCGGCCCTGCTGGTGCAACCGGAGCGACTGGCCCTGCCGGCGCAGATGGCGCTGCGGGAGTCGCAGGCGCCGCTGGGGCTGACGGAAAGACCATCCGCAATGGGTCAGGCGCTCCAAGCAGCGGCCTTGGCGTTGATGGTGATTTCTATATCGATACGACAGCGGATGCGATCTACGGCCCCAAGTCTTCTGGCGCATGGGGGTCAGCAACATCGCTGATTGGCCCAACCGGTGCCACCGGAGCTGCGGGCGCAACTGGAGCGACAGGACCGGCAGGGCCAGGTGTGCCGACTGGTGGCTCTGCGCTGCAGGTACTCAGGAAGATTGACGCCGCTGACTACAACACTGAATGGGCAACGCTTGGCGATACCGCTTATACAGATATTGGCGATGGCCTTCAGGATGACGATGGCAGCTTGACGCTATCAACTGATGTTGTCCGATTTAATAATGTATCAAGAATTGAAGGCCGGGCGCTGGTCTGGGGCGCATTTGGCGTTCCGTCGCAGACCAGTGCAACTCCAATACTAGAGGGAGACACTCGACTTGCCGGCAATGGTGACAAGGGGGACATCACTGTTTCCGCCTCTGGTGCTACCTGGACGATTGATGCGGGTTCAGTCACTCTTGCCAAACAGGCGAATGTAGCCACTGGCACGGTGTTCTACAGAAAGACCGCCGGCACGGGATCGCCGGAAGTCCAGAGCTTGGCCACTCTCAAGACCGATCTTGGGCTGAGCGGCACCAACACCGGGGACCAGACGACCATCACGGGCAATGCAGGCACTGCTACGGCACTGCAAAACGCCCGTACGATCGGCGGCAGCAGCTTTGATGGGACGGCAAATGTAACGAGCTTCCCATCGCCTGGTGCTATCGGTGGGACGACACCTGCGGCGGGCACGTTCACCACCCTTGCGGGCACGACGGTCAACGGGATCACGCTGTCAGGCAGTTCTACGCCGACGCTGAGCGTCACCGGCACGTCGTCAATCTCTGGCAGTCATTCGGGCACTAGCAGCGGCACGAATACAGGCGATCAGTTCACTTCGGTAACCACGCAACGAGTCATCGGTCGCAACACTGCTAGCAGTGGCGCGGCAGAAGAAGTCACCATCTCGCAGCAACTTGACTGGGTTGGGAGTACACGCGGCTCGATTACTTATCGCGGAGCTTCTGGATGGGCGGCCCTGGCGCCGCCCGGCACATTCGGCACCTTGGTAAGTGATGGCACAGGTACTGATCCATA